AGAACGTTCTGGTGTTTGACGACTGCGATTCTGCCTTCTCGGATGAGTTGGCTCTGAACATCCTAAAGGCTGCACTGGACAGTGGCAAGCGCCGCCGCATCTTCTGGAACAGTGACTCCGCACTGCTCCGCCGCGAAGGCATCCCTGATAACTTTGAATTCAAGGGTTCTGTTATCTTCATTACCAACCTTGACTTCGAGAATGTCAAGTCCAAGAAGATTGCCGACCACCTGGAAGCCCTCCAGAGCCGTTGCCACTACCTGGATCTGACCATCAACAGTGAGCGTGACAAGATGCTCCGCATCAAGCAGGTGCACCGTGACGCTAGCAATAGTCAAGTAGGTGGACTGTTTGCTGGTTACGAATTCCCTGAAGGCAAGGATACGGAAATCCTTGACTTCATGTGGGAAAATCGTACCAAGCTGCGCGAAGTCAGCCTGCGTATGGCACTCAAGATTGCTGACCTGGTCAAGATCAGCCCTACCAACTGGAAGATGTTGACACAGAATACCTGCATGCGCAATTCTTGATCTGCTGATAGCGTAAAAAAAGGACTCCTTGTGGAGTCCTTTTGTTTTTGAGTCATAAATAATTAGATGCGTAGTTATGAATTTGCCGCTGAAGCCAGGCGTAACCCAGAACAGAATCCAAAGATATCTGTAAATCAGGCCATACAAAATCAACTAGACAATACTGAAGATAAAGTCGGTGCTTCCTCCACATATCCAGAGGGTGGCCTAAAAAACTTATTTGTTAGTTTTACTCAGATAGAAAAATTAGGTATCAATCCAGGATCAACTTATAAAACTCCACTGGGCATATATGCATATCCAGCAGAGTATGTGGTAGATTCTTCAAGTGGTGGCAAATCTATGCATGCCAGTTTGCCTTTTGCTGGAGAACATCCTTGGGTCAATATATTCAAGTCTAGGGGTAATATAGTAAATCTAAGTTCAATGAATCAGCCAGAAGCTGAAAAGTATTACAAGGTAATCACTAGTAATGTCATATCGTCTGAATTTCTGGGTGAATTGATTAGAAGAAGTTACGATGAAGCAAACTTTCCAGATAGTGCAGGAGGAGAGTTTTGGTATGTTACACTGAAGATTGCTGAGCATATAGCAAGACGTAAATCAATACCTGTGTCCAGAGCGTGGAACAGACTATTCAGAACAATAGGCATTGATGGATGTGTTGATGAAGGAGTAGGCATCATCCATGAAAGCGAACCAACACAGGCAGTATTTTTTAGTAGTAGTGCTGTGGAATTAGTTGAACGTGTAGCAAACAAATACTCACCTGGCGATGTACAGAAGAAGCGTGAACAGGGTCGTGCAAAGCATGTGGCTATGAAGTATGGTGCACCAGTGGTTAGAAAACTGATTGCAGCAGGCGATATCCCATCTCTTGCTGCCGCTGTGGACGATGCTATTGCATCAGGCAATACCACGTATTTAGAATTCCTGAATAAGCAAATACCTACAGAGATAATGAATAAAATACTGGAGGCTAAGCCTGGTATTGGTTATCATTTACCGAATCCTACCCGAGAACAATTGTTGTACGCAGCACTACATGATCCACGGAACGTAGAAAAATTGTTATCCAAACCCACTGGCGGATATAAAAAGATGCAGTTGTTGACTGGCAATGACTACGAAGCTATTTTCAAGAATATAGCGGATAAAGGAATGCTTATACCGGATGATATCCTATTGCTTTTCATAGCAAACACCAGATCGATAATAACACCTGCTACCCTAGTTGCAATGGTACGCATAGATCCACGAGTTTTTGCTTACATCTGGAACAATGTTGACCAAAAATTATGGCCAGCTGGGTTAGATAAATTGGCTGTTGCCGTTGCCGATCAAAAGGGTGACGATGTAGCGTTGAATCGTTTCAAGTATCTCGGTATATACAAGTAACATAATTGGTCTAATTATATTTGACATTCTACTAGGTAGAAGAGTATAATTTTACTAATGAAAAAATGCAAAGTAATAATCAGAGATGAAGTGAACGTCAAGATAGAAGGTCTTGAACTAACTGAGCGCACGGCACTGGTAAGAAAGTTTGAATATGAAATTCCAGGTGCAAGATATCTACCATCGGTGCGACTAGGAAGATGGAACGGTAAAGTTTCATACTTTCAATTAGGTGGTTCAACCTATATAAATCTATTGGATCAGATAATACCCTTCATTGATGATCGTGGATATGATATAGAACTGGTAGATACCAGAGACTACAATACGGTTTTTCAATTCGACAAGGTTGATGAAACTACTTTTTCAGATCATAATTGGCCAGAAGGACATCCTAAAGCTGGTCACCCGGTCACACTTAGAGATTATCAGATTGAAATCATAAACAATTTTCTCTCTAATCCACAGAGTGTACAAGAAGTTGCCACTGGCGCAGGTAAAACAATCACTACCGCTGCACTGAGTTATAGTGTACAGAATTATGGGCGTAGTATTGTTATTGTTCCTAATAAGAGTCTGGTTGTTCAAACTGAAGAAGATTATAGAAATGTAGGCTTAGATGTGGGAGTTTACTTCGGTGACAGAAAAGAGTGGGGCAAAAAACACACCATCTGTACGTGGCAAAGTCTAAACAATCTACTAAAGAACACCAAAAACGGCGAAGCGGAAATTACCATTGGTGATTTCTTAGATGGTGTAGTATGTGTTATAGTAGATGAAGTGCATATGGCAAAAGCAGATGCTCTAAAAACCCTGCTGACAGGAGTAATGAGTCGTGTTCCCATAAGATGGGGTTTGACTGGAACTATTCCTAAGGAATTATTTGAGAGTCAAGCATTGTTCGTAAGTCTTGGATCAGTTATTGGAAAACTCAGTGCAAAAGAATTACAGGAAAAAGGAGTTCTTGCACAGTGCCATGTAAATATAGTACAGTTACAGGACCATTTAGAGTTCAGTAACTATCAAACCGAATTGAAGCACCTACTAGAGGACAGTGTAAGGCTTGATAAAATAGCTCAAATGATAAAACATATTTCACAGGACGGCAATACGTTAGTACTTGTGGACAGAGTAGCAGCAGGGCAAGCAATAACTTCTAGGTTGTCAGATAGTGTTTTTGTAAACGGATCAACTAAACTCAAAGATCGCAAGGAAGAATATGACGAAGTGGCAACAAGTAGCAACAAGGTTTTGGTGGCGACTTACGGCGTGGCCGCTGTTGGTATTAATATCCCAAGGATTTTTAATCTGGTTCTTTTGGAACCCGGAAAGAGCTTTGTCCGCGTTATACAAAGCATTGGGCGAGGCATTAGAAAAGCGGAAGACAAGGACTTCGTACAGATATGGGACATCACATCAAGTTGTAAATTCGCAAAGAGACATTTGACAAAGCGTTAGGAATTTTACAGAGAAGCCAACTATCCATACGAGCTTGAAAAACTGGAATACAAATAATGACCAAAAAAATATTGGTACTAGGAACTAGTAGCGGGATAGGCAAAGCATGCGTTGAATACTTTAGAAGTAAGGGCCACACTGTTGATACTGTGAGTAGAAGTCAAGGCGCCACATTTGTCGGCAACCTCACAGAGTCAGCATTTAGAAGACAACTTATAGATTCTGTTGACCATGATGTTGTTATAAACAGTGTTGGAGTATTGTATAGGTCACCAGCAGAAGTGGCACATATAAATTACGGTGTAGCAGCCGATTTGACTCTAAAGCTATATGACAAATTGCAGAGTGGATCCGATATTATCAATATTTCTAGTATCAGCGCTACACTTACCATGAATCATGGAATGCCTAATGAGCGTATCATGTATAACAGTAGTAAGCAAGGCATCAGTGATGTGTGTGTTGCTCTAGCCAAAGCACGTAGAAAAGATGTGCGTGTTGTTACACTTGAGCCAGAAACTGTAATGCCAACCGACTTAGCGGAAATAACTAAAAAACAAATTCCGCCAGAGCGCTACAGTAACTATAACTATGATACTTTCACCCCAATACAACCATCGTACATACCAGAAGTCATCAATTGGATCATAAGTCAGCCAAGATGGATAAACATAGGTAGAATGACTATACTCAATAACTGCAAAACATGAAAATACTAACTTTAGAAAACTGTGCATACAACCTGGAAACACTACCAGATGAAATCGATGATTTGAGATTCGCAATCCTGGATAATAGTAATCCACAAAATGTAGACTATCATTACATTCCCTTGATATTTCTGGAAAGTTTCAACAGTCCTGCACTTGTACTACGTATAGACGATCAAGTAATAAAAATGCCACTTGATTGGCAAATTCTTATAGGAGAACCTGATCTTGGTGATCTAGAGACTTTGCCGCTTACCAGCGTAAATGATAGAGGATTCAAGGCATATCAATTCAATCCTATTAGTGGATTTAGGCCTAGTTTTCTTGACATAGAGATATTAGACATTTATAATGATGTAACGTGGTATGCGCCTAGACTTAGAAACGGTCAATTTTTATGTATTCCAATAGATGAAGGACAGAAGCCACGGTGCATTTACTTTGTTAAAGAGATTAGTAGAAATTGTGAAATCGTAGATTACAGTCAGGCTTTTTGAGACTAATATATAATGGCAACCAAAAAACAAACACTTGCTCCTGATGAAAAACTTGAAAAACAGGACTTTGATCTATTCAAGGCACTTGAAGCCTTAGATCGAAAAGACTATGACTACCTTGAGTCATTGACAGAGGAGCAAAGAAAGAAGTTTGTGCCATATATGATGATGCATTGGTGCAGTGCTGTAAAAGGCAAATTAGCAGGATACTATCTGCTAAGCACCGATGTTCATGCAAACAAGTATTTTTTCAATGAGAAGGTACAACATCACCCACAGCTACAGTGGTTGATGCTATGTGCTAGCAGCCCAGGAATGGGTAAACAATTTCATCAATGGATACCTCATCTAAATTCTAAAATAGGTGAGTTGGCCGAAGAAGCTACGGTAAAACAGGTATCAGAATATTTTACTAAGATATATAAGACCGCACCGCCCAAGGACATCAAAGAGGCAGCGGAAACGTTTGTGGATTCACAGCGGCACAAATACAGTCTGGCTAAAATTTATCCAACAATGAAATTACAGGATATAGAAGTTCTTTCTACGTTGACAAGCAAAGATGATGTAAAACAGTATGAGCAAGATTCAGGAATGTAACATGGAGCAAACTCTTTCCAGTTACTGTGAACACTGCAAGCGTACTTTTGTGCGAGAGAGTACACTACTCAAGCATATGTGTGAGCAGAAAAGAAGGTGGATAGATAAGGATCGTCCGTCAAACAGGATAGGATATGCAGCATGGAAACAATACTACGAAAGATGTCATCCAAATAAGAAAAATTTAGGTTACGCAGAGTTCATTGGAAGTGCATACTATACTGCATTCATAAAATATGGCATCTACTGTGTTGATGTAAAAGTAGTAGATGCACTGGCTTATTGTTACTATTTGGTAAAAAACAAAGTATCAATAGACAACTGGGCTTCAGATAGAAACTATACAAAATTTTTAGTAGAGTATCTGAAGACTGAGAATCCAATAGATGCAGTAAAGCGTAGTGTTGAATCAATGTTAGATATCGCAGCAGATCAACGAATAGAACTTCATGATGTATTCAGATTCGCTAATCCAAATAAAATTTGTAATATGATAGCCGGTGGTAGAATAAGTCCGTGGGTGTTGTATAACTCTAGTACAGGCAAAGACTTTCTAGGCAAGCTAAATGCTGATCAGCTAAATTTGATTTTTGAATACATAGATCCAGAACGATGGAATATCAGATTCAAACGTGATCAAGAAGATTTGAGGACAGTACTTGACATTATCGAACAGATACCAGGATTATGAAATTTACCAGTGATATTGATATTGACTTCGCAGATCGTGAACAAATTCTTTCAGTTATCGACTATATTCCTGCGTCGATCAGAAAAGACAATACTGTTAGGAAGCACAACACTGGATTATATGTAACCAATATACCATATGATCCAGTACACAATCTAGCGGCCATAGATTACGAACAAGCGGAATCTAGAGGATACGTGAAACTTGACTTTCTAAATATCTCGGTGTATAAGTATGTAAAGTCGGAACGTCACCTAGTTGAACTAATGATGGATCCAGACTGGAGTCTATTACAAGATCAGGAATATTTTTCAAATTTGATTCACGTAGGCAATCACTATCATGCTATGACATCTATGCCTGAGCCAATAGACAGCATTACTAGAATGGCTATGTTCTTAGCGGTAATTCGACCTGGCAAAAAGCATCTTATCGGCAAGTCCTGGCGTGAGGTATCGCAGACAGTATGGTCAAAAGATGCAGATGGATATGCGTTCAAAAAGTCACATTCTATAGCATATGCACATTTGGTAGCAGTGCATGCAAATTTACTTACAGAATGCTATAACAAGACCAAGAGTTATGATTTAGATAGCATGCCCACTTGAGTCAAGACATTTTCTTGACTAGTGTGATTGATCTACGTTTTATTCTTTTCTTAGATAAATCACTCATACTTGTGGTTGGACCATGTAGTATAACTAGCCCTTTGTTAGTGAACGTTTTTAGATATGGCTTGAACACATTCCAGTCTTCGCGCAGAAATATGTTTATTGGAATCAGTCTGTTGCTCTCCCACCACCACTGATCACCTAGCTCTAAGAATAACTTTTTCTGATTCTGATCCACTATTGCACCGTAGTCATAAAACGTGGTAACGGCATCGTCTCTGTTCTGTATAACTCCAATATACTCTTGAGAAGCGTAACTACATACCGTTATAAACGGATGATTTTCGCTTAGTTTTTGAAAAAACTCTGATATCATAAATACTATAATAAAGGGACTATTGTGTCAGCACAAACTCTAGTATATTTATACAATCAAAGACAGTCTGTAGTTTTATTGGAACAACAGGCAAATCCTTCTAGGAGATATCAAACCGTGTATGCAAAAGAACTAATGATTCACCGTGGGGTGGACAATCTGATTGAATTCGCATTTATCAATCAGGAACAAAAGCCAGTGGATATTACCAATAAAGAAATTACATGCAGACTTATTAGTTATAATGGCTCTGAAGTACTTTTGCAAAAAGCATTAGTGCCGTTGTATGCAGCCACAGGAATAACGACACTACAACTTTCAGTTGCTGATATAGAAGCCATTCAAGCACAAAAATGTTATTATAGCCTAGAAATTCCGGTTGGCATGTTCGATTATCCAGTATTTGTTGATAGTGCTGGTGGCGCCCGTGGTGTAATCAATGTAGTAAACAGTGTTTTGCCATATCACGTTAGCTCAAACATAGTCACTGTACCATCACATTTGAAACCAGAGCCAGGAGTTCCACGTACTTATTGGAGTAGCGTTATTGATACCAGAGGATATCCTGATCTTACAGTTCAGGTATTCTTTGAATATTTCACGGGTACAATTCAGTATCAAGCTAGTACAGTAGCAGATTTTAGTTCGGTTTATGATTTGACCACTGAGTACACATACACTGCTAACACTGGCACTGAAGGTTTTTCGATACACGGCTATCATCCATATGTCAGACTAAAGATAGTAAATAACGGCACCTATCCAGTAAACACTTTCAATCAGTTGTCCGGCGATGTTGTAAATATACTTTCTAGATAAGACACCAAAACTATTGATTTCCTGTGCGGAGTGCGCTATTATAGCGCTATATGTTTGATATTCTGGCAACAATTCCCGGTAAAAAAAGACACACCCATAGCGGATGGTATTCGTTCAATGGCGTTTGTTGCCATCATAGAGGGCATAGTGTTGACAAACGTGGCAGAGGTGGTATCAAAATAATTGATGGTACAAAATGGAGTTATCATTGCTTCAACTGCCAATTCAAATGCAATTTTCAATTAGGACGGCATTTTAGTGGTAATCTAAAGCAGCTACTTATCTGGTCTGGAATGGATATTGACGATATAAATCGTTATAGCTTTGAAAGTTTTTCTCAGAAGGAATTGATAGAAGGTCCAAATTTCCAGTACAATAACGATGTTATAGAATTTGAAAATAGGAGACTGCCAGAATATAGTGTGTCAATTTTTGATAGTGATCAGGTAGATGTACATGTCAGTTATCTACATAGTAGAGGTCTTGATCCGCATGCATATCCGTACTACACGGTAGATGATGAAAGCCGTCCCAGGATAATCATACCTTATTTCTATAATGGCAGAATAGTAGGAAATACCAGCAGATTTTACGACGGAAGAAAACCTAAGTACCTATCTGAACAACAGACTGGTTATGTATTCAATATTGACAATCAGAAACGAGAATGGAGTTCCTGTATACTGGTAGAGGGTCAGTTTGATGCTCTGAGCATAGATGGTTGTGCATACATGAGTAGTAATATATCAGACGAACAAGCTAAGTTACTTGGAAAACTTAGAAGAAATATTATAGTTGTTCCCGATCATGATAAGACTGGTATGTCTATTTGTGATAGAGCGCTAAATCTAGGATATCAAGTTAGTATACCAGACTGGAGTAGTGACATTAAAGATGTCAATGATGCAGTAAAAAAATATGGTAAACTAGGAACTCTAGTTAGTATTTTAGAGAGTGCTACCAGTAGTAGAATAAAGATTGAGATGGCCAGAAAGAAATACAAATAATGGATTACGCAAAAGAAATTCAGGAAGTTTTTATTAGAATGATGATAACTGACTATAGTTTATTTACTAGAGTCAGTAACATCTTGAACGTTGCTAACTTTGACAAGACACTGCGACCAACAATGCAATTTCTCATGGATTACAGTGAGAAGTATAATTCACTACCAACTAGTACGCAAATAAATGCTACTACTGGAGTTATCGTTGATGTAGTTCCTAATATGAGAAGTAGCGATGTTGAGTGGTTTCTTGACGAGTTTGAAAGTTTCACAAAACGTCAGGAACTTGAGAGGGCTATTCTAAAGGCAGCAGAATATCTAGAAAAGGGAAATTTCGACCCTGTAGAAAAGTTGATAAAGGACGCAGTCCAGGTTAGCTTACAAAAGGATATGGGAACAAATTACTTTGCTGACCCACGTGCTCGACTATTGAAGATAAAAAACAACAACGGACAAATAAGCACCGGCTGGCCAGTACTTGACTCCAAATTGTACGGCGGATTCAATCGAGGAGAGTTACAGATATTTGCCGGTGGATCTGGATCTGGTAAAAGTTTGTTCATGCAAAACCTATCAGTGAATTGGACGCAACTAGGCTTGAATGGCGCGTATATATCACTTGAACTAAGCGAAGAGCTATGCGCATGGCGTATAGACAGTATGATGACCGATGTTGGCACAAGAGATGTATTCAAGAGTATTGACGATGTTGAAATGAAGGTCAAAATACTAAGTAAAAAATCAGGTCAGTTCTACATCAAATACTTGCCAGCTCAAAGCACTGTAAATGACATTCGTGCGTATGTAAAGAATCTTGAAATCGAAACCGGTATAAAAATGGACTTTCTATGTGTAGATTACCTGGATCTACTAATGCCAGTTAGTGCAAAGGTAAGCCCTAGTGATTTGTTCGTAAAAGATAAGTATGTATCCGAAGAGGTAAGAAACTTAGCTAAAGAGCTAAATGTATTGATGGTCACGGCCAGTCAGTTGAATCGTAGTGCGGTTGAAGAAATTGAATTTGATCACAGTCACATATCTGGAGGCATTTCTAAAATCAACACTGCTGATAACGTGTTTGGTATTTTTACCAGTAGAGCAATGAAAGAACGTGGACAGTATCAAATTCAATTGATGAAAACACGTAGCAGCAGTGGCGTAGGTCAAAAAGTAGACCTAAGTTTCAATTCGGAAACACTTAGAATTTTCGACAACGGCGACAGCACTGGTGTTGCAGAAACCACTTCTATGACTAATAACATTTTATCCAAGATAAAGACTTCAAGTGCAGTTCGATCTTCAACTAATATTGATAAAGACACAGGAGAGATAACAACAGTTGAGCCAGCATCTAAGGTGGTAGCAGATGTTCGAAGTACCAAACTTCAAGCTATGATCAATGGATTATCCGGAACAAAGTAACCATAATATAGTTCAAATCTGATAAATATAATATATGAAACGACAAACTCGCAGCCTCATTCAGGAACTAAATGATATCGGCAAAAACCGAGACACAAGGCACATTATTGAAAATAGAGCCAATAATGTAATTGCTAGTGCCATACATTTGATGGAAGTCATTGAAAGAAACTTTACTCCTGAACAAGCCTCGATACTTGAAAAGAAGTTGCTAGTAGCGATAAAGAATCGTGATCAAGGTAAATTTAGTCGTAGTCTAAAAAGGTCAGATGATCAAGATGAAAAAAAGTAAAATAAGCGAAGGTGTAGTAAGCGGAATAAAAAACTGGGCATTACGTCATGGAGTAGGTGGTCGAGGAAGACAAATAGGTGCTCAACTAACGCATCAGCAGCAAATAACCGATAGAGGTTATGCTATAGCGTTGAAAAATTTTTACTTAGATGGTTTCAAACGAGCAATCGGTGTAACTATTGATCCAACCTCTACTGTTACTTCGTGTTCATTTGGTGGTGCTGACACAACACCTACTGCTCCATCTACTCCATCTGGATCAACCACATCCACCGACAGTTCTGCTACTGATACTAGTGTTGATACTACAGCGGACACTTCTGGCACATCTAGTGCTCCATCTGCTGCTTCAGGTGCAACTAGTACAGCACCATCAGGTCCTACTGGTACAGCAGCCGCAGCAAGAACTCCTTTTAGACAGAAGTTAGCAGCACGTAATGCTGGTTACTACAGTGGCATAAAGGAATCAATACAAACTGCACTAGAAGAAAAAAATTCTGAATTATCAGACTTTACTGATGCCATAAAGAAGGCAATCTACGCAGCTTTGTCTAATGAATCGACCGCCATATCTGAATCAAGCGTGAAGACTGTATCTACTGGTAAACTAGTTGTAGAAGCTATAGACATATATCACATCACAAAAATTCTAAAAGAATTTGACCTGACCTGGAATAAAATAGGTCTAACTGTACTTGAAGAAGATAATAGACAATATAGAATTATTGGTGTAGACTATCTACCGTATTATCAAAAGTTTACTCTACTAGAAGCCGGTGGAAGATTTAGTATATGTGACTGGTTTTTAGCTACAACGAAAACTCTGTTAGCTAGAGAAAAAATGCCACAGCTAAATTCAAATTATAATACTATGATTTGCCAATATGCAACCGGCATACAGAACACCTATCAACGTACAAAAAAGATAGATGAAAAGTCGGTGGATGCTATAGTAGCCTTGATTCAAGACTGGCGAGAAGCAAATGCTGCTACACAGCCTAGCTCCCGATCTAGAACTCCTACGTATGATTTAGACACTGATCAAGATGGAGCAACTGAGCCAGCGGAAGTAAAGTCATTCAAACAACAATTTATGACTGCACTAAATCGTGTTCCGCTTGACGGCTCAGATAACAATGCTGGCTTAGCTAAAGTTTTAGCTCTGTATATGAGTGTTTTAGTAAAGCAAGATCCAGATTTATTCAAGAAAGTTGATGCTATAATGAAAAAACTTCCTACTGCATAAGTGGTAGTTTTTTTGAATAAATGATAAATAAAAGTAGAGGTACATGACCTCACAACATTAAGGAGATTATATCATGGCAGGTTTTTCAAGAGCAAATGGTGATTTGAATCCAGTAGCAGTATTTGATGCTGCAACATTCGTAAACAGTGGCGTGGACGCTGTTACCGATGGCGTTACAGTACAGCCACAAGGCCCTAAGCTACAGTTCTTCACTGTAACAGCAACTGGCGCTCTAACTGGTGCACAAGTAAACACCATCATCCAAACAGTTACACAACTATCTACTGTTCACATGTATGAGTACACAAACGATACAAACGATTCAGTAGCACTAGCTGTATACCCAGTAGCTGCATGGACAGCAGGCGCTATCGACACAGCATTGACTGCTGCTGGCGTAACAGGCACCACAACCGCAGCTGGCGGCGCGTTCTCAGGCTAATACTGAAACACATATTTCAGTAAATACTAACCCAGGAATTTATTCCTGGGTTTTTTATTGTGCCTAAATATTGGTATGAAGATACGATGTACAACGTTGTTTGACATATCACAGACTAATCTAAGTGACAGACGAGGTTTATTAGAAGAAACCTTTGATCACTCAAAATCAAAGCAACGAAATCAACAAAGAAATTTTGAAACGATTATACAAGTCGTAAGTTTGCGCAGTCAACCCGAAAATATAACTACACCACTTGTAGTAAGTAATGCCGAAATAGTGTGGGGTAATAACTACGTTGATAAACACGTGACAGCATGGCAATTTACTTTTATTGTATCGCAACGTGGGGTGTTCTACGACGGCAAGAAAGAACTTGGACATTTATTGAATGATTGTCAATATGTTCCTATGATTACTGATCTTGATGAATCGGTAAAACTTCAGCCGCAGCTAAACACTACGGAAGAAATGAAAAACATACATTTCGAGGTAATAGATCATGATGGATGATGGTCAAATTTCTTATCTTGCTAGTATTCTAGGTAATAATATCAAAAATATTCTTATCTATAGAACAGATGACAATACAGTGGTACTGTACGATCAATACTTTGTGTCTAAGAATGACAAAGTAAAAGTGTATAGATGGAGAGATGACCAAACTTTCACATTTTCCAATCTAAAAAATGCTGTGTCGTGGTCAATATTAGATTGGAACAATAAGATTTATGCTGCTAAACGAGTAAAAGAACTTGACATGAAGTTAGATAGCTTGTTCGTTGAAATTAGCATCCATAAGAGATTGTCTAAACATAGAAACCTAGAGATAGCCGACATAAATAAAGATAAGTTGTCTAGTGATGTACATAAACAGCGCCAGTTTCAGCACGAATTAGATAAATACATTATATTGGCCAACTCATGCCAACAAAGAGGATTTGAAAATGAACTTACAAGAACTGCAAGAAAATAAAAAGACAAAGTTAGTCAAACGCGCTCTAAAAGAGCATTTTGAGATGAAAATGGATTTTGACAAATTATCTTTATCTCAAACAAGTAAGATGCTAGCACGTGTTCGTAATTTATTGAGCGAGACCCGCTCTACCAAAAAAATACACAGCAGTCATACTGACAGTAGTTACTTGAAACTGGTAATGATGGAACAAGCTCTTCAGGAACACTTCAGTGCTCTAAAAGTAGAAAGACAGATATTTTTGGAGAATGAGGAAGTTCAGAAATCACAAGTAATTTTAGCTGCGCAAGATATGATTGACAGTGTGCAGAAGATGCTAGAGCAGATTAGTAAAATGAATGTGGAAGAACTACCTGCTGTAGTAGATGGTATAAAGAACGAGTTCGGCACAAACGAAGGCGAACAGTTCAATACATCAGTTAGTGAAGTTTTGCAAACATTACAAACTGGACTGTCTACTGCTAAGCAAGGATTATCCGGAGCACTAGGCACAATAACAGGCGAAGGCGGCGCTGGATTTGACGCAGCAGGTCAGCCTGGTATGGGTGAGATGCCGATGGAACCACCAGCCGATATGGGCGCAGATATGGGAGCAGGCATGGATGCAGGTATGGAAATGGGTGCTGAAGAGCAACCAGAGCTACCAGCACCAGAGCCAGAAGAGGCTGAACCAGAAGACGCTACTGGCGCTGGCAGAGGACGTAGATAAAGTGAGACTTTATGAGTTTGCTGGCAAGCCCGAAGATGCTGAATCCATAAAGGTAAAGCTGACGGGCGCTCTGAGTCAAATTCGTGGAAGAATCGAAGACACGAATGCGCAAAGTAAGATGTCTGTAAAGGCATTGAGATCAAAATTGCGTGATGTTGGAATAAGAATTTCAACTAGTCAATTGAAAGATATGATTGATGACGAGCCGCTAAAGAACATTATTGCTAACGCTAATAATGGCGAAGTTGTATTCCTAGGTCAAGATGAGGATTCAGATGACATGGATTCCATAGATCCAGATCAATCTACTGATACCTTAGAAAAAATGGCTAAGAGAGCTAGTAAAAAATAATATCATACATTGATTATCTATTGTAAATAGAGTATAATAGATAATCATGTACAATCCAAAATTCAATTACCAATCACTATCAAAAGTAAACCTGGACGGATCCAGAGTATACAATACACCAGATGGTGAAAAACTTCCAAGTGTAACCACTATATTAGACGCTACAAAAACTGAAGAAAAGAAGAAAGTTCTACAGCAATGGCGAAATAGAGTTGGTCATGAAGCTGCAAAACAAATATCAACTGAGGCTGCCAATCGAGGCACCAAAATGCACAGTTATTTGGAGTGGTACATACGTGATGGTATCTTGAAAGATAAACCTGGTAATATATTTCATCATCCTAGTTGGGCAATGGCCGATAGTGTTATCAAGCAAGGATTGGCAAATTGTGACGAGTTTTGGGGCATAGAGGTTCCTTTGTATTTTCCAAAGGTATATGCAGGAACAACTGATTGCGTTGGTGTTCACAACGGTATACCAAGTATACTTGATTTCAAGCAGAGTAATAAACCAAAAAAGCGCGAATGGATTGAAGATTACTTTTTGCAACTCGCTGCGTACAGTGAAGCACATAATGAGTTACACAATACACGCATAAATCGCGGCGTAATTATGATGTGCGTAAAGCCTGAAGTAGATAATAACGGAATAATCAAGAGTGTGCCAGAATACCAGGAATTTATACTAGAATCTACTGAGTTTGAAAAATACCGAAGTATGTGGTGGCGCAGAGTAGAACAATATTATACTAACTCCAAATACGTGCTATTTTAGATAAATAGTTATATTACTGGTAAAATATAACTATGGCGATAGTACAAATTTCAAAAATTCAGGTAAGATCGGGTAATATAGCCGATCTGCCACAACTGAGTCCGGGTGAGTTTGGATGGGCTAGCGATGACCATCGTCTTTTTATAGGCAATGATCCTAATGTTTTAGGCCCAACTCCAGATAATACAGAAATTCTAACCGATGTTTCTAAGCTAGCAGCAGGAAACACAACAGAAGTTCAATTCAACAATTTAGGCGATCTTGCTGGAAGTAATCTTTTTACGTTCAACAGCGACAGTGGTAATCTGAATTTAGGTGGCAATTTACTGCCACAGTCAAATGTAACTTTTGATCTGGGTAGTAATACACTTAGATGGAAAGACCTGTATCTAGCAGGCAATACAATTACCATTGGCAATTCTTTCATAAAAGGATTAGCCAACACTGCTATTAGAGTTCCTAATCTAGTAGTTGATGGCGGACTATTTGCAAACACCGCTAATCTAACTGGTGATGTAAACATTGCTGGCAATTTGATAGTAGAGGGTAATGTAACTTCTATTCATGTTGATACACTAAACGTACAAGACCCAATCATTGAATTAGGTGGCGGTCCAAACGGCACACCGTTGACATTCAATGATGGCAAAGATCGTGGAATGTTACTAAAACATTTTACTACCACGCCTATTTCAGCGTTTGTTGGTTTGGACGTAAGTGCTAATCAGTTTATCATTGCCAGCGATGTCACAATGTCCAGTGACGTTATCACAGTAAACACGTATGGCAATTTGCGTCTATCTAATCTTATATCAAATGGCATTTCAGTTGTAGGCAATGTGTCGGTTACTGGTAATATAAACACCACTGGCAATCTAACTACCACTGGTAACATATCGTCAAATAATTTATCTACAGTAAACATAACAGCCACTGGTAATATTTCAGTATATGGTAACATCTCTGCTACCAATCTTGATATAGTTGATGATGTAACCACAGACAGTTTTGCAGCTAATAGTGCTGTAATATCTTCGATGATTCTAGGATCATTGACTACTACTAGTCTAACCACCGGTTCAACATCAACAGCAGGAACAATTACCGGTAATTGGTCATTGACTCCTGGATCACAACTTCGTTCCTCTTACGCTGACCTAGCTGAACACTACAGAAGCGATAAATCATATCCTGTTGGCACAGTAATGGCAGTAGGAGGATCCAAAGAGGTCACTATAGCAACACAAGCTCATGTGGGGAAAATCGCAGGTATAATATCAAGTGAGCCTGCATACGTCATGAATTCCGGCATCGATGATGGCAGTTCAGTGCCTATAGCATTAGCGGGTAGAGTTCCGTGTAAAGTTATAGGAAAAATCACAAAAGGCGACATGATGACTATTAGTTCTACTCCAGGAGTGGCAACTAATACTGATACAGTGATTCCAGGAGCGATGTTAGGCACTGCACTAGGCGATTTTGAGCAAGACGGCATTGGTTATTTAGAGGTAATGGTAAATAGATTCTAAATCAGTTCATTATTGATAAATATAACTATAAATGGATTTATCAATATGAGCA